TATTGGCTATTAATGAGCGTTGATGTATCAACTGGCGTATATTTGGCCGCAAGTGGTGCCACAATGTGCAATATTCTAAACATCGCACGATTCGCCTTTACACTTGCTGTTTCCCCGATAACATCGGCTAGCTGTCGCTTAGCTTGTGCTATTCCGTTGATCGTAATCCCCATTAATCACCACCCGTAAACAACGCGTAGTCGTCAGCATGTCGTTCAAATGTATCAGCAAATCGTTGAATATGGATGATTTCTTCCGCTCCAGCGGAAATTGGATCTGATTCGGTTGATTTGCCGATTAGCAAATAATCACCAACAACAGCCTTTCCATACTCGGTCCAGATGGTGTTTTTAATCACTCGCTCATGCCCAATATCTAGACTGCCTTTTCTGGTATTCATGCCGTAGTCACACTTAATGACAACCGGGCGGTCAAACTTTAATATTCCATCCTCATTGCGCCCTAAGCACTTCCAGATTGTGGCTTGTGCGGTATAGCTCCAGTTTGCAGTTGATGACATGACTACCCCTCCACAACAACAAAAAAGCCTGTTTTTTTATCTTGAGGCAGTAAATCATCAGCAATTCCAAGCGGATCTAGGGCGTTAATTGCCGCTTTTAACTTAGCTACATCATCGGCATAGTTAAAACTTCGACTTGCGCCACTAGCGGATGATTCAGAGGCAATTCGGCGCGCGCCGGAAGAAATAGCAAAGATGGCAACCAAGTAAAGCATAATCAGCTTTTGCGTTGCTTCCATGTAGTCGGTATTGGCAAACTTTTCACTAAGGCTATTCGCTTGCGCAAGGTAAAGCTCTAGCAATGTATCAGGCGGAGCAAATCCAAGGCTTGATAACATTGATTCGGCATCTTCTGTTTCAATTTGCACCGCCATAGATTATTCACCTTTGCTCTTTTTATTAACCTTACCGGTTGCCACTTCAAGTTCGCCGTCAGCTTCGTTTAAAACTTCCACTCGGCCAATGTAGGCTTCCGGTACTTCATCCACTTTTAATTCCATGCCTAACGGCAATGCCAAAAGCTCACCATCTACCACACCATAAAGCCCGCGCTTGATTACTTTAATTAACTTCATTCCTTCTCCCCAAAAAAAGAAAAGGGGCTTTCGCCCCAATTCTTAACCTTTTGCGTTAAACACCTTGCTCTTTCCGTTGAAATCGCGCTTGATTTGTAAACCGAAAGCCGACCAAACAACGGAGTTATAGTTGTCAAACGGATTTTGACGAGGGATCAAGAATGTTCCCACCGGAGCCGCAATACGAGTTTTAATGTACTGTTGGTTACGCACATAAGCCACAAAGTGGTTACCTTTGAGCGCAAATGTAGGCTCAATGGACTCAACGCGGCCATAACGCAAGATGTAATCCTTAACCGTACCTTCTTTAAAGCCGTTAGCGTTAGAGTAAGGGCGATCAAGATTGCGGTTGATTTCAGGGGATACCCACACTTTCACTTTTTCACCAACCAAGTTGTCATCCAACACCTTAGCAAAGTCGCGGGTGAAGAAGGCGATCAGCTTGTCGCCATCTGCGGTAGATAAGTCGATATTTAAACCACCACTTGCACCAAGGTTAATTTGATTTGTGTTTTCGTGGTTAGTGATACCTTTCGCGCTAAAGTTAGCTACTTTGAGGTTTTCATCACCAAGCAACACATATTGCGCCATATTCGCACGGAGCGCCGCTGTCGCCGCTTCTTGGTCGTCCGACATTGCATCAATGTTTTCAGTTTGCATACCTTGCCATTCGCGCCATTCGCGGCCATAGCCGGTTGAGAAAATAGGGATTGGATCTCCGTACTGATCGTAAATCACTTTATCCATGCTTTCCGGCACTTGACCGCTCATGGAGCGAGAGACTACACCGGCATCACTTGACACACGATACATTGCAACGGTTTTACCGATTGAGATAGAGGAGCCAAGGCTTAACAAGTCATTTAAAATCGGGTTGCCTTGGTCGTCACGGAAAACGCGGGTAGTGATACTATCCACTTCGCGCCAGTATTCTTTATCAACCAAAGCTGCCTGATTCACAGCTAAAGAGCCTTGATAGGTGTTTGCCATGTTTTGTTGGTTGACGTTAAACACCTTGCGTTGTAATAACAACTGCTCCCACGCCTGCTTAACTTGCGCGGAGTTTGTCACCAATTCTTTATTAAAAACAATGCGATTCATTTATTCCCCTTATGCCTTACGCACTTTTACTAATTCAACACCATCTGATGCAACGGTATAAGTTTCACGAGCAATAAAAATTGCTTCATCAGACGCACCGGCTTTTTTCAGCGTTCCATCACCATTGGAGGTTAACTTGTCGCCGACTTTCAAAGCCTCACCCTGTTTCATGCGGACATAATAATCTACGTCTTGCTCACAGATTACCGCCACGCCAGTAGCTCCAAGTGGTACATCGTGACGGATATCACCACCTGCAATGTAATTTGTTTGCATTACTAATGCCTGAGTTGATTTACCGGCTGTTGCGTGTTTTTTTAATTTGCCCGCGTCCAAAAAAACTAACGCACCGGGTTGAATTGCTTCTGCTGTCGGTGCGTCGATTGTTTGCGGGTCGTTTTTTCGTGCCGGTCCGGCAATAATTGTATGATAACGTAATTTAGCCATTATTCAGGCGCCTCCATGTTAAGTAAGTCATCATCGGCATTTAACGCGCCCATGGCACCATTAATACCGTTCGGATTGATTGTTTTTGCATATAAGCCATTAAGTGCCTCACCCTCCAACGCGTTCACGGCGGCGTCATCTAGGGCAAAGTGGCTTTTAACTGCGGCGCGCTTTTTCGCCAAATCTTCAGCTTGATTGGCCTCAAGTTTTGCATTAATTGGCGCTAATGCAGCGTTAACGGCTTTCTTGATTTTTTCTTCAAGTTCGTCGTCTTTTGGCTTGTCTTCCGGTTTGCCATCTTTAGGTTTTTTTTCATCTTTAGACTTGGCTTGCAATTCGTTATAAGCCGTTAAAAGCTCATCGTCATTCAAGCCATCGCTTTTCACACCGGCGGCGTTTAATGCCGCAATGATTTTTTCTTTCATTGAGTTTTGTTCTCCATTAGTTTTTACTTCTTCGTAACCTACTCGTCTTACGACTTCTACGCGTTCGCCGGTGAGTTCAATTTGATTGTCGTCACCAATAAAATAAGGCTGTTTGTATTTCTTGCCGTCATATTCGTAAATAAAATACTTCGGATAAACGGATTCAATCCACGCCTTATAATTACCCCCGCTTTGCTTGTTGACTAACTCATACAAAGCACGGCTAATTTCTTCAAATGCCAAGTCGGAATTGGCAGACAGGTAAAATTTAACCTTGTTTAGCCATCCTTCTTTTCGGCAGTCTGAGGCGGTGCTTAAATCAACGTTTTCAACATCAAGATTCGCACCGTCTGAATTAACAAAAATACCTACGCCATCATCAGGTGTGGCCGCCCCTGGCTGATCTAACAAAACGGCGATATGATCGAAAAACATATTGGTAGCAACCCAATTATATTTCTTGCCTTTTGATGTGCCGCTATCGTCTTTTTTGTTTAGGATTAACCCTGTTGATACATGAATTGGCTCTGCTTCGGCGTTATTAGCTAAATCATCAAGACGGACTAATAAACGCTTCCCGCCATCGGTACTTTCAGCAAATCGCTTGTTAATACACATATCAACAAGGACTTTGCCATTTTCTTTTCGTGCATTACGCGCCCACGCACCTACATGGTGCTTATTAACAGCTCGCACGTCACTTGCGGAAACGTATTTACCATCAATAACAGGGTGGCCTAATGGCATTGCATTTCCGTCCAAGGTTGCATAGCCCTTGTCAATTTCTGCCGCCGGATATAACCCACCATTCATCACGACATCATCAACAAGTGGCACCACACCTTTAACAACAATGTGTACTTCTCCATCGATTGTTTCTTCCGTAATATTTCGGCTATTCAGCACGCTCAAAACATTAATGTTATTTTTCTTCATTTCGTTTCTTCCTTAATGCGCCAACCCAATTTCCTCTTTCGTCCGACAGAGATTTAAGTAATGGCTCTATATCGCTCTTGCCGTCTTTATTCAGCACAATTACAGACTGTTTACAGTAACAATTAAACCGATTACCATCCTTGCTGTACCACTCCTTAACCTCGTCAACATCAAAGTATTTGCCGTGACGTGCCGCATGCGTAAGACGAGTGGTTGGTTTAAGTGCCGAAAAGTGCAGGAGCTTTGTGTTTAACCCCAACTCTTTTCTAGCTTCTTCTGCTTCTGCCCATTCCGCCCGTCTATATGCCGCCAATTGCTCTGTTTGTGCGATCAGCTTTGCTCGGCGATTTGATACATTTAACCGATCTTTTATGCTTCGAGCGGTAACCTTTACATTATCACCGTTAAATA